TATGTTTGAGGCTGCGCTACTAATTGATTTGTGCAGTTTTAGAAAAAGCTCTTGTTGCTTGCTGCTAGTCATTTGTTTTGTTCCTTTCTGTGTTTATTGATCGCTTAATATGCGCGTAAATCGCTTGGCTTACTTCTAAGGCTTAAAAGATAAGGGTCAACGGTTGGCTTAATTGGTTCATGGTTTGCGGCATTCCAAGCGTCAATGTATAGCTCGCCCGTGCTATCGTCGATGTAAACGGTTTTGCCGTTGATTGTGATATAAACCACTTTGTCGCTTTTCTTTTCGATTTTCATGCGTCTAATTCCTTTCTTGTTTTCAGTTAATTAAGCACACACAGCAGTGTTATTTGTGTTGTAGCACCTATCGCATGACTGGTGAGTCTTGCACCAACACACTTCTGTGTCTTCGTCATCATCATAGTCAGCGGGAAAGTTGTCATAATTCACAACTTTAATGACCTGATTGCCGTCTTCGTCTGAAAAATCCATTGGGATTTGGTGCCCGTAGAAAACAAGCATATTGTCAAGATGACCTAGACCAAGTGAGTATGAAATGTGAACCCAACTGTAACAATCAGTTACATCTGCCAACTGCTGCGTATTGCCAGAATTGGCGGCGATTGTGAGCTTGTCTAAAATAGCCTCACAACGTGCGATTGCACATTCTTTGGTCAACGATTGATCGAATTGGTGCCAAGCGTGTGTGCGCTTGCCGTCATCTAGCAACGTAACAATGACATGATAAAAACCGCTAAGATTTTCTGCTATGCCTATTTCGTATGATTGAGTTTTCCAGTTTATTAACATTTTTTATTCCGTTTGTTTGCGTTGGCACTGCCAACGGGGGAAAAGGTGCGATAATGCATTCAGCAATGCAAGAGCATTTTAACAAATAATTTGTTAGGAAATGAAAAAAACAAAAAAACCCCAGCAAATACGGGGTTTTGTGCAGAAAAAAAATACGTCAAACAGTTTGAAACTGTTAAACGTAGCTACTTGATTTGCCAGCAGTTAGTCAAATGTCCGTTGTGCAGTGCCTCTTTTTTGTTAACCAGCCCTTTCTCAAAGAGCGTGTTCAACCGTTGGGCTGCTGTATCGTGCCTGCATCCCCAACGCTCTGCGATTTGCCGGGTTGTCTCGTATCCTTCTGGCACATCACTGGCAAAGTTATCTGTAAGTATTTTCTCCCAATTCATAATTCTTCGACTCCTGTTGGCAACATCCACTTGTCGCCTGTTTTTGTGGCCAGCCATACATGATGATTTTTTTCGTCGTAAACGCCAAACGCCCAACCCACTTGCCACATACTTGTCGCCATTCGATGCGAGGCATATGTCATTGATTCAAAATCACACAAGCAACCTGCACTGTAGCCATGTGCACGCCCGTGCCGTTTCCCGGTTGATTGCTCGACTCTATGCAGGTGCCCCATGACAACACTAGAATCTGGCCCGTTGCCATAATGGTTTGCGTGTTCAGCTACAGCACGCAAATTGGCACTGTAACCGTGCAGAAAGTTTAATGTGCCCACATTATAAACCCCCTTCATTACATGGTAAGGAATGATTTGGCACTTTACGCGCTTGCACGCTTTTTCTATGCCTGCAATGCCATTCTCTGCTGCCTCTCTAACTATGCCGCTAGGATGTTCTGCCGCGACTCTATAGATGCGGTAATCATGGTTGCCCAACAGCAACACATTGGGTTTGGTTTTTTCAAGCAACTCGTAGCCTTTTAGCGTGTCTGCCCTTAGACCATCATAAGCATCACTTTCAGTGTGTGAGATACCTTTACGAAGTGCCCTGTAGTCAAACAGATCGCCAAGGTGTATTGTTAAGTGCGGCTTGTAGTGTTTTTTAAATCGGCACAGTGCATCTAGCGCACTCTCATCTACCATGTCGCCATGATTATCTCCAAAGGCTAAGAATCTTTTCATGCAAGGCTACTCCACCATTTAAAGGCTTTTGGGTTCTGTGCCCATATTGTGCAAAAACCCGTTGCCATTCTCGAAACCATTTGTTCATGGTCGATTGCATCGGGTTCCATCAAATCCATTGCAGCAGATAGCGCATGGAATACTTCGTGCAGAAATACCTCTTTAACTATTTGCTCACTGTTGTCCTTGTTTATTACAATTAATTGATTATTAAAATCACACCAGCCATGTGCATCGCTGCCAATTTCTATTTCTTTGTCAACCCATCGGATTTTGTAGGTTAGGTTCAAAACCTGTACTTCTTTTGGATAGTTCATTGTTTCCCCTCATCACTTCGCTTCTATTTTTTTCTCTAATCGCGTTATTGTTTTAAGCGCATCCTCAACGAACCTCGGTGCCGCAATGGCCGCAGACTTGAACTGTGGATGTTCTAGCAGCCTTTGTGTGTTGTTCAGTCTCGGGCTTACGCAACTGCTCGACATCAGCAAGAGCAGCATCAATGGCAGCATTTTTATCGCGCCACCTTTCGCGTGCAGTTTGTTCTTTTTGTTGTTGTTCATAATCTTTTGCAACGTGCACCAATGTCTCACATAGGTCAGCAATTTCTGGAACAGCTTTTGCCAGTGAATTGATTGTGTTGATTAGTTGAATTATTCCCATTTGTTAATTGGACATTTTTCTGCCCTTAGTGCGGCCTTGTACTGCAACCAGCAACCGCATTTGCCGCAACGATTATTGTGCATATGTTCACATTGGCTGCATATTCTTTTACGCTCTGCAATCACATCAGGATCAGCGTTTATTGGATTGCCCTGCATGACGCTTGCCAAGTTGCGCGTAAATGATCCTGCTGCATTTTTTGCCATCTGGCCTGCGCTTGGCATTTCGGGCTTGCCTTGCAATAGCCATTTTTTCGGCGTGTCTAAATTTACACTGAACTGACTGTTAGGGGTAGTATTTCGCAAATCACCCATGATTCTTGATCTAGGTTGGTGCTGCCTGTTGGCTTTGACTCAGCTTGGGCTAGGTAGGTATTACTAAAAGTTCCTGCGCTTGTAGCTGCCCCCAATACCCCGCTGCTTTGGATTTCAGCATCGGTTACGGCAGCTATGGTCACGCCTGTTACAGTGCGGCTTGTTCCGGTTGACCAACCGGAGCCGAAAACATAAGCCTGCACTCTATATGCCCATGAAATTTGTGCGCCTGCTAAATTCCTTGGCCGAGGATGGTCAATGTACGATGTTGTGTCTGTTTCCCCAAGTTCGTAATAAAAACTGTCAGCCTGTAAGTTTTCTTTTCTAAACACTCGATACTTCCATATCGTTGAATCCTTTGCCCCGCCTCCATCAATAGTTAGCACGGCATATTGAAGGTTGGTTGTGTTAACTGATAATGACGGAGTAAGAGGCATTAATATGTATTATTAGGATAATCGTTATCCTCTAATGGTATCGTTATGTATCTGGTTGTATCTGTGTAAACTTTAAAAGTTTTTGTTAAGTAACCACTATTGCCGCAATTAACAAGAACACCAGAAACATCTTTTTGCTGAAAATAAAACTGCATGGATTGTGTAAACACTTGATACAGTGGCGATGTCCGCACATCAATCAGCAATTCGTCCTCTTCATCCAACAAAATGCATTCGTAAATTGTTTTGATATATGAGTCATATTTATTTGTTGTTATGTTTATGCTATCACATTGCGGAATTGTCCCGCCTGTATCTTGCTTTACCCATTGCACATCATGCTCCATTACGCCGATCACGCCGGGGTTATTAATAAATTGATCACGTATTGTTGTAGGCAGTGCATATTTAACATTGTCATCTTTTACTCTTATTTGTGCATCTGTTCTGTTGCTGCCGATTGTCAGATTGTTTGAACTGCTAATGTAGGCACCACTTAAATACCCTCCAATTGAACAGTCAGACGTAAGGCGAGCAATCTCTACGTTAGCCTCTGCCATTATGCCGTTAATAGGGTCGTAATTAGTAAAAGGATCATCTGTGCCATCTGACACATTTGTTGGCTTTGTGTTTTCACTGTAAGCACCTGATGCCTCGCCTTTAATGCCGTTCCATCCCTCGCTTGCAACTCCAGACCCCCCGCCTAATGGTGACGCAGTTCTGATTGGCCCTTCCGCACAGCCATTGTCGAATGGCGCATTAATTGTTGCTGCTGATCCAGAGCTAGTTAAAAAACCGACTCCCGTGTCCTCTACCCAATACTGTATGCCTTTGTGCCTTGTCTCTAATTCTGTAGGTAGCTCGATGCGTGCGCGAACAAGCAAATTAACGGCATTGCAGACGTTGTTAAAAATACGGGCATACAGGTTTGTGTTGGGCATTGGCCCAAAGCCCTGCGCGTTGTCTGGCCTTAGTGTTGCGGGTAAAAATTCAAACCAACGCTTGCGCCCGTACACAACAGACTCAACTCGGTATTCATCTTTTACATCTGCACTGTCAATTGTCTCTGGACTGCTTATGTCTTTGGCATCTGCAACATTGCTTGACCAAGGTGTCGATGGCGATCCTGTGTAATATTCCCAATCGTTAGTGTTGCCGCTTGTGTGCGTTCTGCCCATTAGGTAATAAATGACATTTGCACCAGTATCCTCTGTAAATGTTATTACGTTGTCATCGTTTGCGCCTGTATAGGTTAGAGTGAAAGGAATAATTGTGCGCCCTCCGGTGTTGTTGGCACCGGCATAAGCTCTGTATGTCGTGTATGTGGCAACACCTGTTTGCGTGTGCGGGGATGTTAACCCGCTTGCAATAAATGTTTCATTACCTGATCCATCAACGCCAACAAGGCTATACAATGCATTAGGGTCTGCGTCCCATGTAAATGTGTTTGTTGCCCTAGTAACGTCTTTATAATCCAGTTCTGACTTGCTTAGTTTAAGGGCTTGGTAACACAGATTGGGAAAGGTGTAGTCATACAGCCTGTTGTCGCCTGTGCAGGCAAGTTGCAACGTGCTTTCCTTGTCAATAAAGCCAGAGCTTATGGCTTGAAGCACAAACTCCATGTAAAGCATTTCATCAACCGTTGTTAAACTGTCAGCGGGATTGTACTGCACGTTTTCGTCGTTCCACACGTGCCTGATTTGCTTAGAAAAGTAAAAGCGAGGATAACAGTTGCCGTGGAAATCGTTGCCATAATAACCACTGTTGGAGTTAGCATCATAGGCAATGTCTCCTATTTTTTGCACACAGTTGTAGTCGCTAATTGCGCCAGACTCATAACTGGCAATGTGGTAAAGATATTCGAGAACAGCATTCTCATCTGTGCGCCTCGTTGGCACATAAAGGCCAGTTAATGCGTTGTACCAATCATTGCTGCTGTTCCCTATGCTGGTAGGTGCATTTTCGTTGTCCAGCCTGCTGCTAAACTTAACAATTACATTATAATCTGTATCTGTGTAGTAGGTTGTAGGGTCAATATAAACTGCCTCAATTTCATAATCTGGCCTGTAAATTTGACAACTTTTGTAATGGTCAATATCTCCTGATTCCGCAACAGCAGTGTTTTTTGTGTTAATCATGTCATTGACCTGAGAAGTTCCCGAGCTTGGCCCGTGACTGCCTAGAACGTACCTGTAGCCTGTTGGGTTTTCGGGGCGCAGCGACATCTTACTGCCGTAGTTAATGTGCGCGTTAACTTCTGCTTGTTCTGCAAATCCTGTGCAACCTCCCTGCCTTGACCATGCACAACTAAGCAAGCCGCAGCGATCCGTTAAAAAGCCCATTATGTCCGCGTAGGCATCAGGCTTGTAGATGCTGCTGTCACTTAGTTTGTAGACGGCAGTTGACATATTGCTTAACCACTCGTTTGTCTGGCCTCTAAAACGGTCTGTGCGGTCGTTTTTTATTGGCGCAGACCTGATACCATTCCTTACTTTTAAAACTGCATCACCGGACACTGTGAACGTCTTAACGCTTGTTGCAGTGAAAAAGGTATTGGCCTGTTCGCCTCCACTATGCCCTCCGCTTGTTACGGGGTTGTATGTCGTGCCGTCATAGGTAAGGGTGCCAGTTCCTAAAGTAGACCAAACTTGATATTGTTCCCCCTCGATTAAATCGCCACTTGCCACGTTGTCATCAGGCGGGGCCATGCCATCAAAAACGTCAAGATCGCCAGAGTATTGGCCGCGTGCGAAACGCTTAAAATGCAAATAACTCTTGCCGCCAATAACCTCGTAGCCAACAAGGCTTTGACGCTCTGCCATTCGGAGATTGTTTTGTATCAGTCTCCTTGCAGACTCATAAACAGGATTTTCGTTAATCTCTCCCGTGTTTGTCGGGATACCTGCAACACTTCTGATTATGCAGCCATATTCCAGCAGGTTGTCGCTGATCTGCTTTGGATTGCTAAACGTGTATCCGCTTTTATCGTATGTTGTTGTCAGTGGCCCGTCTGTGCTGCCTAGCCTTAGACATATGTAAGAGTCATATATGTTTGGCTTGTACTCTAGCAACATAGCGCACTCTATGTTGACCCCTAAGCCAGACGGTAAATTCTCTTTGAGTTGGAATCTAATTTGCGCTTCATTGTATGCCGCGCTAAAATATTTAAGCCTTTCTGTTGTGCCAGTTGTATCCAGCACAAACGAATCAATAACAACATCTGATCCGCTTGACGCATCAATAACGTCAACTTCAACAGTGCCTGCGCCTGCGCCTGTTGTCTTTGCAAAGTATCCTGCAAACGTAAACTTGGCTGGCACTGTGTAGTAGGTGCCGCCGCTATAGGTGCCTGATGTTGTGACAGTTAAGTAGGTGTTTGCCGATTGCGGCCCTGCTAACTCAAAAGTAGGATAAACTGCTGTTATCACGCCACTGCTAACACTGCCATAAGCAGGCGCGAGCGAATACTGCCGCGTTAGGAAATCTTGAAACTGAAAACCTAGCGTGTACCTGTTAAAGTCAGATTCTTCCCGCTCTGTTTCATTTGCGCGGTACTCCATCGCAAACCAATTTAACGCTTGGTTGATTTGTTGGCCCTTGTAGCGTCTTAAATATGCATTATCTTCATATGGGCCTTCGATGTAATCAGTTAGTGGCAAAGATTCAGTTGTGCCATCCCATTTGATTATCTTGTAGGCTGTGAAACCTTCAAAATAAAACATCACACCAGTAGGCTGGCAAGTGTCGTATGTCTTGTCACTGCCGCCAACTAAGTTGGTAAATTTTAAATCATAATTTGGCGTGTAACCATCGCCGCATATTGGGTTAGTGCTGTCTAGTTTTGGCGAAGGCAAAAAGCCGCCATAATTTTTTAGAAAATAGTGCTGATTGCTGTAGTTAATTTTGCCGTGTTCCTGCGAAGCCTTTATTGCATTACTCGCGGAATAATCTGACAAGTCAGAGGCAACTGCCCCGCGTTGGTATTTAGCAAGCTCCCAATAATCTGTGATGTTTGCAGGTGCCCTTGGAGTGCCTGCGTCATCAATGAAAAGAGGCACGCCAGTTGGCGCAATGCTTAGGGTAGTGCCAGAGGGATCAAACTGTCCTGTGCCGTTAATCCTGTCCTCTTCGTTGTTAATATCAGGTGCGAGGCCATAGATAAAAGCACCGAGAGGATTAGCCACATTAATGCCCTCTGGCTCTCCTGCCGCCGCCGTGGGCCACGTGATCCCCGCCGACTCTTTAATGTGCGCGTAAACCTTCCACCATTCATCTTCTGCAGCGTAATTAAATCCGTTGGGGTTACGCATCCCCCGCACAATAGAATGTGCATACCAAAGCAGTCGCCACGTAGGGTCAGCTACTCCGTTCTTTAGGCGATCATTAAAAGCTAATGCAAGCCTGTTGTAATCTTGCGAGCTTACACCTTCGTCAACATTTACTGTTGTCGCTCTTGTGTATTCTACAGCCATCTGGACACAACTTGTACTGTTGTCCCTGTGCCTGTGCCAGCTTTAGATTTTATGTGCGTGCCCCTGCTGGTAACATTCACAATTTGCTCTGAATCACTGCGCGGCGTAATCTTACGCACAGCCTTCTGCAATTCCCTGATGGCTTGGGATTTTTTGCCTGTGCCTGTAATTGGTGAAAAGTTGTGAATCATGGATGCGCTTTGTACGTGCTAGTTGATATTTCAGATGCCTCCCAAAATTCTTTGGTAATCTGCCATTTGCCATTTCCTAGCTGCTGCACATCTGGCGTGCGGTAAAGCCATTTGCTTGTAGAAAAAACAGTTCCTAAAACACCAATAAGCGGCAATGTGTTTGCAACCGTGCTTGTTGGTGGATCAATTGTGCGCGTTTCTGCTGCCATTAATGTAGTTATATCAGATGTATCCCAAACATAATTAATATAATTATAAGATGGCAACAATGCGGAATTGTATTGGGTTGTTTTTGTGTTTCTTAAAACGTATTGACTCAAAGAAAAAGCCTCCTGCCCTCGCAAAATATCGTAACACAAATTTTCCAAATCTTCATATAAATTTGCATTTCCAGCAATAGATGCAGCATATGATGGATATGCTGTTGTGTTGTAAATGTATTTCATTGGCGAAACGCTTGTTGTGCCAAAATAATCTGGCAAGTAAAAAGGCTCAGTTTGCATCCATGTGTTATCTAGTGCATTGCCTTCTTTGTCTAAACCTTGTTGATACAATTCGATTGCCCTTTTAATCCTGCCGGGGAATCCAAGCCCTAGAAATGGATCGCCTGATGCATCTGAAATACTTTGCTCAACTTTTCGCATTATTTCGCAATCGTAAACGCTTTTTTCTATGTCGTTGCCATCTAGCGTCCATATGCTGCTCTCTTGGTACTGATCGCCAGACGTTGCGCCTCTTGTCGCAGGATTTGTTGGGGCACCTGTCCAAAGCGCACTGTCCAAGTCAGATGTAACCCATGTTGCGCTAAATATGCCTAACTGCCCCCCTTCATCGCGTTGCAGGTCTGTGCTTATTGCGCCATCGCGGCCAGCACCACCGGGCAAGATGCCACTGGCACCAGTGAAGTAAGTGCCCGCAAAATCTTTGTTGCCAACACCTCCATCAGAAAAAGACTCAAGTGCTGTTACGCTTCCGCGCCATCTGCGCGTGACTTGGTAGTTGCCATCACGTGTCCACGTTGTGATGGGTTGCAATTCTTTGACTGAATCAGCATCGCGGTAGTCGCTACCTGTGCCGCCGTTTGGAAATCCTACAAATACGTTGTTAGGCATTTTCTATTGCTTGGATTAATGGTTGCCCTGTGTTCGTTGCAATTCTTCGTTGCTGTTCTAATTGCGCCTTCATTGTTTGCAGTTCGCTATCTCTTTGGCCTTTAAACAAACCAATGCGCGTCAATGCATCTGCCGTTGGCTGAAATGCAGTTGCGCCTTTTGCTTGGCCTGCCTTCATAAAATCGCTTGCCGCAAAGTCAAAAAGGTTATTAATAAAATCTTCATAAGCAGGGCCAAATTTACTTGCGTCAAAACCTTGCAATGATTTTCCTAAAAGTGCTCTGCCTGCAATTCCCATTGGCCCCGGTAATAATGACATAAGTGCACCTCTTGTGAATCTTTTGCCGCTACCGGGCGCAAATGAAGCATCTAAGCCAGCAATAAATCCACCAAGACTAGCAACAACTTTTGCTGTCACTTCTGCTAGTGTAGTAAATAGCGGGATCAATTTAGTAAAAAGCTGATCCCCAACGATGCCAATAGCCTTGCTTGATTCTGCCAGCCTTCTGTTCAAATCTTCGTCAACAATTACCCCAAAGGCTTTTAGTGCGGAACCAATTTCCTCTGCGTTGCCTCCGTACTTTTCGACGAATTGCTCAATTTGCAGTTGCTCCACAGACTTGCCTTCCTTCTGCGCTGCCTTGCGTAATTCTAAATTCTCCTGCATTGCAGCAGAGGTGCCGCGTACTGTTGCTGTAAGCCCTGCCAGTGCAGCACCTACAGTTGCAAATGCGGCAATAGCGGGAAGGGCTATTCCTGCGCTCATTGCACTGAATGCGGCACCTGCCGTGCCTCCCAAGCCTGCAACTGATAATGCTTGCCCCCCTATGTCGCCAACACCCTTAGCCCTAGCTCCCGCTCTTGCAGTTCTAAAGCCTCTAATCCTTGCCTCTGCCTTTGCGCGTTCTAAAATCAACTCTTGCCGCCTTTCTCGCGTCAGTAATTGATCATTTAGCTGCTTGTTTATGTTAACTCGCTCTTGCTCTGTTTTTTTAATGCGGTCTTCTATTTCAGCAACATCACCGCCAGCCTTTGCTGCGTCTTTGTATTCTTCCGCAAGTAGCTTTTGCAGTTTTACGGCAGTCATCCTTGCAGAGTTTGTTTTTTCCTCTGCGAGCTTGGTTTTATTCGCTTTCTTTACAACATCATCAACCGCATTGTCATAGTCGCTTGTGTCGCCTGTAAATATGAATTTAATTTCGTTGTCCATTTGCCTCCATTCGTTGCTGCTGTTTTCTTTTGGCAATCTCTATTGCCTGCTCTGCTTCATCAGTGACAAAGTTACAGTTGCCCTCTCCCTCTCCTATTGCCGCGATGTCATATATTGCTTCACCGTATGTTGTATTCATTGCCTCTGCCGTTGTTTTGTGCAGCTTAGACATGAGCGCAATTTTCATATATTGCAGATGCGGCATGGTCGTAGGCTTGGCATTGTCTACCTTGTTAAAAAACAAATTAGGCTCTCTTGTGGCTGCTACTAAATAGTCAGCAAAAAAAGCCATTGCTTTGATTTTATTCCTAAACTTGTTTGACCATTTAAGAAACTTTATTGCCCTACGGTATGAGCAATCACGCAATCCCTGTTGCAGTTGTTCCCAATCCTGTTTGCATACCCACACAGCGAAGCACAAATCCCCGAACAAGGGTTGCGTTTGCCCTGTTACAAATGGGCTGTTGTAGCGCGTTAAAACTACAACGTGCCCAAGGGTAAGAGGCCGCAACCGTTGCCCGAGGATTCGCGCGTGATTGGGTAAGACTGCTTTTAGGTAATCACTTTGCAGAGACACAAGATCAGTGCCCAAATGTTGCTAGGGTAGCAGTGCCGCCGCTGGCATCATTGTTGTACTTGCTGCATGGCAATGACATTCTAAGTATGTCTGTGTTGCTCATGCTGATTGTACCGCCGCCAATGTAGTTCCAAGTGCCTGTTAGCTCGCCGGGGAAAGAGTCACCAGTTTCTGAGTCCTGCGCTATTGTAATAGTCGCGCCGGGTTCTGGCAGCTTAACCTCTGCTGCTGCGCCTGCTTCTGTTGTGTCGATAAAGATGATTTCAAAAGTTGCTGTGCGCCTAAAGTTGTACAAGTTGTACCCAAACACATTGCCCTTTTGATCACGTGCCTCTGCCGTGTCTACATCGTCAGTTAGGTTAACACTTTGCAAGTAGTTTTCACCAACTAACACCGTGCCATATGCTACCGTGCCATCAACACCGTAGACTGTTGCACTTCCAACTAATACTGAATTTGCCATTTTTTAAGTTATGTTTTCTGTTAATTTACTACGCACAAAGCCTGCGACCTTGTACCTTACCAAACCCCCAGCGGGTTCTTCTCTGCCTATGCGTGTAATGCTGACAGATCGAGAGCTATTTGTGCCTGTCAAAGTTGACTCGGGTATCTGGTAATTGTTTAGAAGCACAAACACAGACTCTGCCACTGCTTCGACTGTGTAATAAGTGCCTCCTACGGGCCTGTTAATTGCAGGATTTTCTATGCAATCAACTTCCCAATTAAAATCCACTACAGACCGCTCTAGCACTCTGATCATGCTAATGGGCCGCAAAACTATCGCCATAACGCGCACACGATTAAGCATTTCCTCCATTCGTGATTGCACATCATCATCCTCCAAGACAAGGCCCGGCGTGTTAGCTACGCCAGTGTTAAAGGGTGCCTGCCCCGCTAGGCGAGTATGCAAAGCACCCTGTATTGCTGTCATGTAGACTGCCACTAGAAAATTCTCGCCCCTGCGCTTGATTCACAGGCGCAATCGTCTGTTGTCGATGTTACGCCGTTTTTCACACTTGCTGTGTCGCTGATGCACACTTTTCTTTTGTAACCATAGCTGCCGCGATCATCATAAAACTCTGTTGTAGTTTCATTTGCTGGCTTGGGAATGCCAAAGCGGCAATCCGCAACCTTTTCCATAAACTGCAACGCAGTGTTGTAGGCTGCTATGCGTACATCAGAGACATCTGTAACAGTTCCCCCAACACGCTTCATTAGCTCGACAATAATAATGTCAAGAGCAGGAGAATGGAGCACCGTAGGGATTGCTGCATCTGTGGATGCAAGGTTATTGCGGGGGCACCCTTTAATGTACCCACGAACCAAGGCAGCAACATCATCTGTGACCTCTTGGATTATGCCAGAGGATGTTTGACCAGACGCTAACCCAATAGAGTTATATTTTGCCAACTCCGTATCAGTCATACGGGTTTGCACATCTGATTCAGCGATTACTGCCCAAGCCATAGCTTAACCTTTGCTGTCTTCTGCCTTTTTAATGCCGTGACGCAGGAACAAGGCAAGCAACGAAGTAATTACAACATTAGCTGCTGCGCCTAGCTCAAGCTCACCAGTGAAATAGCCAGCAACGCCAGCAATTGCGCCTGTGATGGCTGTCCAGAATGTTTTTGAACGTATCATGTTAATTATTCTTTAAGTGTTTTATTATCTGCAACACCACATAAACAAGTGATGCCGCGCTAAGTACAATTTTTAAAATTAGGTCAATATCTACTAACCAATTGCCCAAGCCTGCCACGCTCGCGATTAGCACTTTAACGTCGTCGATGTTCATTTGGCAGACTCCTCATATTCGATGTCAAAAAAGGGCGTATCAACCTCCAGTTTGCCGGGTAGCGATTTGCAGCCACTTGCAAGCAAAACAATAAACAACGCGCAGGCTATAAAAATAGCTAATGTAATTATATCTGTCCTGTTCATTGCTTATCTATTAACTCGACTTGCATTGGCCCTTTCTCGCTGCCTTTCGGCAGATACTCATCGCCTCCGTTAACGGGCAGTTTCTTCTCAACTGTCAACTGCTTTAGCTGGCTGCATGGTACAATCATTTTTGTTTGCCTATCTGTAAGAAAAAACGTGCAGCTAAAAATGCCCATACGAATAACCCGCGCTTGCCTTCCGCTAATATACAACACCTCGTCATTTTCAAAGTCGGATCCGTAGTATATCAGCAGCCCTTGTGCAAAATTGAATAATATATCTTTAAACAATAGAGCAGCAAATGCAGCTACAACCATCCAGCCATAGTGGCCAATTGCTTGCTCCGCTACACGTTCAAGGGCGGCATGGTCAAGCGCGTTGGTCATTCACCACTTTCAGCAGGTGCCTCTTCAGCAGGTGCTTCAGATGCTTCCTCAACAGGTGCCCTTGTCAGCCCTAATTGGGCCAAGGCCAAATCGCCTATAAAGGTGCTATCATCGACATCACTGCCCCAGCTATTCCAAGTTTCACCCTGCACATTTAGCAGTGTGCTAACTAATGGATTAGGCTGGTATTCTTCAACGCCTTCCGCATTTGTCCACTTGCCAAAGCCAGCAACTGCGAATTGCATCGAGAACATACTTGCACTGTTTAGTGTTACAACCACCTTGCTGACGTTAAGCGTCTGCGCGTTTGGTACTGTGTTAATTTCTATGGCTTGCATAAATTACTCCTCACTAGATTCTTCTGCCGCCGGTTGTTCCGGTGCTACAACTGCCCAAGGCAGTCCTGCTTGTTGTTTTGGTGTTTTCATCGCTTCTAAATTTCTGCCAGCAGTCAGTTCGATGTTGGCCACGCTATCCGCTCCCAACTTCTCTTTCGTCCACGCAATAGCGTTTTCCTCGGTCACATCTGCATACGGCACGCCAAACGATTCGGGGTCTACCTCGTCTGGCTCGGTAAACCAAACGT